GAAAAAATTCAGTTGATAGATCGGTTTACTAGCCTATACAAAAAACAAGGTATGGATGACCTTGAAGCTGCACAGGCAGCTATGGCTATGGTGACTACGCCTGGGCGCATGACTGATTTGGAAAACACGTTTAGAGATTTTTACGCATCGGCAAAAGCAGATCCTGCTAACGCTGGCAAGCCTGATGTTGTACTTCGCCGAGAGGCTCGTGAAAAAGCGCTATCAGCAGTTGGACGTGTGCCCGGTGAAGTTAGAGCTGGCGCTGCGGAAGCAAAAACTGAAAGCGACCGCATAGCGCTGATGCAGAAAGACATAAGGTTTTTGAAGGCTATATCTAAGCTGGGCACTACAAAAGATCCTAAAGTGTTGCAAGATGTAAACAACACACTGATGAATTTGCGTAAAGAATATGAGATTGGAGCGCAAGCTGCTCCTGCTCAAGCTGCTACAGCTCAAACTACTCCCGCTCAAGGGGCGGCTGCTTTGCCTGCTATGCCAAAGAAAGAATCTGACGCAATAGACGGTCAGGTATACAACACTCCTAGAGGGCCCGCGCGTTGGGATGCAGTGCAAAAGAAATTCTTTCCGGTAACACAAGGGCAGCGCTAAATGGATACCAGCTTCTCTTTTGAAGAAGCTCAGGCCCCCGAGCCCGCGCCTGAGTCCGCTGGGTTTTCTTTTGAAGAAGTTCAGCAACCGCAAGCAGAGTCTGGGTTTACTTTTGAAGAAGCTCAAGACCAAAGCGTATTTAGGCAAGTAGCCGACATCCCATTAAAAACTACCGCCGGTGTTGTTCAAGGCGTTAGTATGATTGCAAATGCTTTTGGCGCTGGAAGCGAAGCTTCAAAAGCTCTTAAAGGCGCAGAAGATTGGATCGCGGATCTTTATAGCGCACAGTCTCGACAAGACAGCCAAGAAGTCGCTCGGATCATGAAAGAGGCCGAGGACAAAGGTGCCCTTGACCAAATTAAAGCAGCGTTTAAAGCTTTTTCAGTAGCTCCTTTTGATTTTGTAGCTCAAGGGCTTGGGGCTGCAGCTCCCACTATTCTTGCTGCTTTGGGGGCAAAGATTTTAGGCGCTGGAGCGCTTGCTACTACCGCCGTCACCGCAGGTCTTGGGGTTGGCATGGGCGCTGGTACCGTCAAAGGCGCCATTTATGATGCGGTCAAAGAAGAGCTTAAGAAAACAGATATGCCCGCCGATCAGATCGAAGCTCGGGCAAAACTAGCGCAAGAATACGGTGGAGAGAATTTAGATCAAATTTTGATGGGCGCAGCGATTGGCGGTATAGCAGCCCGTACTGGGTTAGAAAGGTCTATTGCACAATCCGCTGCAGCTCGTATAGCGGGTAAAGCCGCCGCCACTGAAACCATAGAAGCGACCGCGAAACAAAAAGCAGCCGAAGAAGTAGCTGAAGCTGCAGCACGGGGTCCAATCCGTCAAGGGGCTAGGGTCGCCGCTGCAGAAGCTGCGACTGAGTTCCCACAAGGCGCTCAAGAACAAGCCGCACAAAATATTGCACTGCAGCGTGAAGGGTTTGAAGTACCTACGATGCGGGGTGTTGTTGGTGCAGGTACGTTGGAAGCTCTTGCTGCTGCCCCCCTCGGTGGCGGGTTTGGTGCTCGTGAAGCTATGGTTGCTCGTCAGCAAGAGGCGAAGCTAAGTGATATCAATGAGCTTATCGGTGCGCTTAAAACAGACCCCGACTTAGAGCCTGAACAGCAGATCACTGCGCAGGCGGAAAAGCTTCAAGCATCTCTTCCAAAACCTGTAGCCGACCAACTCGCTACTCGTATAGCCGCTGCCCGTGCCGACGCTGAAACAGAAGCTGGTAAGCTTGGGGTCGCTCTACCTGATACCGACGCAGTCGGCGTTGACCCTAAGCGGGTAAGTCAGATTGAGGATGAGTACATTGCAGAAGGGGTAGAACCGGCGGTAGCTAGAGCTGAAGCTATAGCGCTAACCATAGAAGAAACTTACGCCGACTGGGTATTTAGTCAGCAAAAAGCACAGCTGGAAGCCGCTCAAGGAGAGCAAGATGTTAGACAACCTGTCACCCCAACAGGTAGAGAAAGCGTTTCAGTGGCTGGCGAGCCCAGTGCTGGACCCTCCGCCGAAGGAGTTAGAGTCACTGAGCCAGCTGGAGTGGTACCTACTGCAGAGGATGTTAGAGTCCCTGTGGCAGGAGAAGAAAGAAAGCCCGGTGCAGTAGAGGAAACACTCGCGCCAGCACCTGCGGCTGTTGCGCCTAAAGAAGCGGGTATCAAAAGCGATAAGTTTGCTACCGTACCGGCAGCGGAGAGGTTGTACCGTGCATCAACTGCACAAACTAAGTACCCAGGTAAATTTTGGACTTCGCTTGTTGATTACGCAAGTCGCTACCTAAAAAAGGGTACCGACAGAGAGCAACGTACTCTGGAAGAAACGACAGAGTTTCCTACTCGTACGCTTAACGTCACTGCGCTTAGCCAAGCTCCACAAACGGAACGCGACGCAATACTTGCTGATCTCCAATCATGGCTAAATAAGTACGCGCCCGATACGCCGATTGAAGATACACAGCTCTACGAAGTGTTGACTGGCGAAACAACAGACTTTGCGTACCCGCAGCGTTCTGATGTCAACTACTTAAAGTCCAAAGGATACGACTCACTGTTCTTTGCTAAAGAAGGTGGGGAGGATGTAAACACTTGGTTTGTGTTTGATAAGCGCAAACGTGCTACCAAAGAAGAGATGGAGGCCCGGCCAAAGATTGAACGGGCCATGGCTAAGCGCGGGCGCAGAGCGCTAGAGCCAGAAGATAAAGCTGAAGCTGAGCAAAGCAACAAAGAAAAGCGAGCACTTGCTAACCGAAACAACACCAAGCTAAATGCAGCGAACACTCTGTTACGCCGTGCAGTTGTTCTTGGGCCCATTGACGGTAGAGACGTCCGTAATGACGGGCTGCACATGCTCTATGACGTATATGCTATTGCACCGTATACACCACAAAAAAACCGAGCTGCTGAACTTCTTGCGGCACAAGGCGTAACCACTCCCGCCGACCGCGACGCGCTAAAAGCTACTCACGAAGCTTGGAAAGCAGCTCAACCCACCGAAGAACAAAAGAAAGCCAAAAAGCTCCATAGCTACGATATCTATGCGGTAGAAGATTTACCTGACGGAGAACAAGGCATACTGCTGAAACCTATTAGGGTTAACGCGTACGACATTGGGAAAGCGGTAGACGCGGGAGCTTCTTTTGACCAAGCTAGGAAAGATGTAGAGCAGGCTGCGTTTGCGGCTGCGACTAAAAACGTAGAGGGTAAGACTGAAGGGTCTACGTTCCGTCGAATTGAAAAGTATGACTACACCAACATAAAGCAACGGCAAACCCAGGCAGCGCAAATAGCAAAACGCCAAGCAGGCCCAGGCAAACCCGGTCGGCCTCGGCTGTCTGAAGAAGAGGTTGCACGGCGAGAAGAAGAGAAAGCGCGGAAAGCAGAAGCCCGTAAGAAAGCTCAAGCCGAGCGCGAAGCTGTGCGGGCTAAAGAGATTGAGATAGCTCGGCAAGAGAAAGAAAAGAAAGAGGCTAAGAAAGCTGAGCGTGAAGCTAAAAAGGCTAAGCCTGTAGCAGCCACTGCTGAGCCCGCTCCAAAAGAGCAAAGCGCAAAAGAACAGTACGTTGATGTGACGAAGGGTGTTGCTGGCACCCCTGAGTTTGATAGTTTGCCTGATACCGCCAAAGAGCAGATCACCGATCTTGCCAAGCGTGGCGAACTTAATCTTGCCGCAATTAGTCGGATTGTTGGCGCTGCACAGTCTCCGTTGCCGCAGATCAGGGGTGTACCGCAGCCTGCCAACTCTGCGTTTAAGAAATTTACTACCGCTGCACAAGCGGCTAGCTACCTCTACCGTACCGGTAACTTCTTCCAAAAGCTGCTTGCGTTCCGACTGCTTAGCACCGTCAAAAAGCGCGGCACTAAGTTTGTAGTGGTCGAAGAAGGTGATGCCACCCCGGCTGTGTTTAGCAAGTTCCCCAACTCGGTGACGTGGGCAAGTGCTTCGGGTGTGTTTGTACCTAGCGAAAACACTATCTACGTACGCGGTGAATCCTTCGGCGATAAGAACGGTGTCAACAACGTCACCGTCTTGCATGAACTACTGCATGCAGCAACAGCCGATAAGATTAGTCTTGGGCGCTACATTTTGCGCACTAGAGGAGAGGCCACTGAGTCTGCTAAGAACGCTAGAGATCTGGCGCTTCTTATGGAGAAGGCCGGTGAGCATTACCGTGCGCTAGAAAAGGCCGGTGAGTTACCTGCAAATCTTCGTACACTTGTAGAAAGCTTAGTTACCAAAAACAAGGATACCGACAAGTTTGAGTACACCTTGTTTACGAATCTGGATGAGTTCTTAGCGTACGGGATGTCACACCCTACGTTCCAGAGCTTCCTCAAAGACGCCCCTGGCATTGCGCCCAAGCAGACTGTTTTCTCTCAGTTTGTAGAGCTTATCCGCCGCATCTTTGGTATACCCAAAGGTCAGAGTTCGGCGCTTCTTAGTTTGGCTGACGTCACGGATCGCCTCATTGGTGAACCAATGGCGTTGACTATTGCGCCGACTAAAAAAGCTGGGCTGTTAGCTATGAAAACGGAGCCGACTGTGGTGCAGGCGGCTCAACAGAATCCTCCTGACACTGCGCCTGCGGCAGCAGAGACTCAGAAGAAAGCTAAGGCGCAGAGTAAAAAAGTAAACAAAACGCTTCAGAAGGTACTGCGCTCACACTCGTCCAGTCCAACGGCTATGGACGGTATCAAGGAGCTTGTGAACGACAGAGCAGAAGCCAAAGGTATCTTTCTTGATACGCTGGTTGCTGGGTATAAGAGTTTCAAAGGTGGTTCACTGCGGCAACTACTGCCTACTCTGCAGACTGAAACACTTGTTGATTGGGCGAGCAAGCTTGGGTTAGGTAATGTGGCGCAGGCTTGGGGGCTGATGAAGGATATGGACGCCGCCCAGGTACGTTCGCTGACTGCTGATGCTGACATAACCGAGAGGATGGTTAAGCTGCAGCTGAACAACCCGATCATGTATCGGGCACTGTCTGCGGTTATGCACTACTCAACGCTACGGGAGATCGACCCGTCAACCGAAGAAGGCAGAAAGAAAGCCCCGGCTCTGGCTAAGCTGTGGTTTAGGCTCAACCCAGAAGCTAAACAGTTGTACGTGCAGGTACGTGATGCTTACGTAGCCAAGTATGACCAGCACTTTCAACGACTGTCTGACCTAATTAACTCGTACCCAATAGAAGGTAACGAAGCCGATGCTTCTACGCCGAAGGGCAATTTGATTGCATCCATACGTAAGATGCAGGAGACCGGGCGCGGTATCAAACCGTACTTCCCCCTCATGCGGTATGGCAACTTCTGGGTGCGCACAGGCAAAGGTAGCAACCGTGCGTTCTATATGTTTGAGTCCCAGCATGCGAAAGAGATGTTTATTCAGCGCTGGCTGCGTGAACAAAAAGTAACTGACCCTTCAGTCAAATTAGAGACGCTCTACAGTGATGGGCTGATCTCTGATGGCAACAGCATCAAAAGCGCCCGCGAAGATATGGGCAACACTAGCACCTTGTTGAAACGTATGTTCGACAACATTGACAACATGAAGGTGCGCCAAGTAACGGATGAATTTGGCGATGACTTACCGCAGTACGCGCAAGTAACCAAAGAACAGCTCAAAGACGACATTTATCAGTTGGTCCTGCACACACTGCCGGATGCCAGTTTTCGTAAGCAGTTTATTCACCGGCAGGGTACAGAAGGTTTCTCTGAAGATATTGCTCGTAACTTTGCAACCCTTAGCACTGCTATGGGTCGCCAGCTTGCTCGGCTACAGTACGCGCCAAAGATTGCGAACTCACTTGCAGCAGCGCAAAGTGCGCTCAAAGGCAACCCTGATGCCGCTAAGCTTGGGGAGTTTGTCAAAGAGATGCAGCTACGGGCACAGCTTCAGCTAGACCCAGCGCCTGAAAACGCAGTCGGCAATACGTTGGCTAACTTTGCCAACCAGACGGCGTTCCTCTACATGATGACAAACGTCAAGACTGCAGTTGCTCAGGTGTTTGCACTGCCTACGTTTACGGCTCCGGTGCTTGCGTCTAACTACGGCGCGGTAAATACAGCCAGAGTGATGGGCTCGTTTGCGGCTATATGGAACAGCCTCGGCGTACGTGAAACCGCTCCTGACGGCACTGTGTCTTGGGTTGCTCCTACGATTGCTCAATCCAAAAACGTAAAGCTAAACCCAGAAGAACGCCGAGCAGCTCAGTACATGATTGATCGGGGTTTGTCGGACACCACGCTTGCGTATGACTTAGGTAACCGCAAAAAGTTACCGACTGCTGTGCAGAACTCAACAACCCGCAGGGCTGTACGCAGTACAGTCAACTTCATGGGTGCTCTGTTCCATCACACCGAACGCTTGATTCGTGAGGTGACATTCATGTCGGCATTTAGGCTGGCAAGAGAACAGAACCCCAACGCATCGTTTGAAGAGATTGCACTGAAGGCAGAGAAAGATACGTACACAGCCCTCAATAACTACTCGTCGATCAACCGTCCGCGTGGGGTAAAGGCTGATGCAGAAGGGCGAGTAATGTTAGATGCGCATAAGCCATTAGGCCGAGCCATTTTGCAGTTCAAGATGTTCCCTGCGTTTGTGACTACTTATTTCGTGCGCAACTTTTACCGCATGGTTGGGCCTGAGTACAGCAAAGCTGAGCGTAAGCAAGCATTCACTCAGTTCTTTGGCACGTTGACGATGTCTATGTCCATTGCAGGTGTCATGGGCATCCCAGGATTTTCGTTTGTTATGGGTGTGCTTTCAGGTCTGCGCAACATGACGATGGAAGATGACGAAGACGATCCGCCTGAGAAGCGCAATCTGGAGTTTTGGTTCCGAAACATATGGATGCAAGAAACCTTTGGCGATGTAAAAGTTGGCGGCAAACCACTCGCCGACATCCTTGACCGAGGGGCTATTGCAGCACTCACTGGTTTTGATATCACCAGCAGCTTATCTATGAACAACATGTGGTTTCCAGAAATGAAGGAGACCGCAACAGCAGAAGCTGCGATGAGCGATCATGCGCTGTCTCTCATGGGTCCGTTTGCGTCTTTGATGGTAAAGCAGTTCCCCAAAGCAATCGACTACTTTAACCAGGGCAAGGTAGTGCAGGGGGTAGAACAGCTCCTACCCGCTATGGCTCGGTCGCCAGTCACTGCGTACCGCTACGCTACAGAAGGCGCTACTACTACGTGGGGTGCCGATATTAAGAGCGATGACGAATACAAGATTGGTCACATCATCGGGCAGGGGTTGGGCTTTGGTACCGAAGGTTTAGTGGCGCGGCGCGAAGACTTGTTCAAAGCGCAGTCGTTGGTGATGAAGGTCAAGAATGAGAAGCGCAAACTAATAGATAGACTTGACCTTGAGTACCGAGGCGATTCTGGAGATGTCGATACCGCCATCGATAAGATCGATAAGTTCAACGCAAAGAATCCGTTTGATGCAATTAAAGCAGAAGAATTAAGCGATTCTTTGGTTCGCCGTATTGAGCGCAGGGCTGGTGCGGAGCGGGGTATTGAGGTCGAGTCAAAGTACTACCCGCAGCTGCAGCGGTTGCTTGAGCCTTCGCGTAGGAAGCTTGAAGAGGAAGCCAAATAAAAAAGCCCCGAACTTGGTCGGGGCTAACCCTAGATAGGGAGCGAAGGAGAAAGGAAACCCACAGGAAACAGCCTCTATTATACCTCATACACGCCACACACGCAAGCCCTTGATCCCTTCTTGGATCACTACCTTCATCTCAACCTTGATGCCGAGCCGCTTGGCGATACGCGCAACTGTTTTCTTTGCGGCAGCATGATCGATGCAGGGCACAAAAAACGAATACCCCACACGGAACTGCTGCCAGTTAATCTGATAAGCAACGCCGTCAACCTTCATCTGTCTTACTAAGACCAGTTAAGTCAGCCAGTTCAAAGTCTTTTGCGTCGAGCTTAAGCACACGCACCGGCGGCGAAACAATCTTCATGCCCTTACTCATGCGCTTGTTGATTGTCTCAACCAAAACTCTGTCTTCGGTAAGGATTTTGAGCACGGACTTGTAGTTCACCTGCTTCTCCACGCAGTACTTCTTGAAGTGGGACGCGGGTATGAACATAAACTTGGTGTCGGGCTCGTACCGAATCAGCAGCTCACCTCTTGGCTCAAGCAGTGGCATAGAAGTAAGCCCGGTGCGCATATCCGCTTCACCGTTTACGACCAGCGCGTTGATGCTCATATATTGATTGATGTAAGCGCCGAGCACAGAAGTCGAGCTTGCTTCTGGAATCTCTACGTCCTGCCGCATATCAGCAAGAATAGTGATCAGCCAATCATAGATGCGCTTCATGTCAAAAGAGATAAGCCCCAAGTTCTTAGCGATCAACCCACCCGTGATGTTGCATGCAGCAACGGCAGACCAGAAACGCTCTCGGCTAGTGAACTGCACCTGCTTGTCGATCCTAGCTTGCACTTTAAGCAGCAGGTCTTTGGCTTCTTCTAGGTTGTTGACCAACCATTGCGCGTAAATCTCACCTGCGTGTCCGTAGTTCTCCATAAGCTGATGATCAAACATCTGCTTACCAACCGCAGGGTCAATCGCATCTGAAGGAGCTATCGTGTACTCAAGCACACGCATCATCTCACCGTCTGGACTCGTCTTAAGCGACCCCAACTTTTCATAGAAAGACGCATTCGCCGACGCTAATGAGATGCCCTGCCATGAAGTATTGTTTATACGCATCTCGTTCACAGTGGCCTTAACTCTATTCTTGCCACGGCCTTGGCTAATGCCATACGCAAGCTCAGAGAACTCAGCAGGTGTGGTGTTTGTGATCTCGTCAATCGTGTTAGCTAGATTATTCATAACGCCGAGCGTTTGCATCTTGGCGTTCAACGTGTCTTTCCACATGGAGCCCAAACGCTTTGGGTGCCCCATGACGCTATTGCACATATACAGCGTAGTCGACTTACCCGAGCCAGACTTTGGGTAGATCACATTGATGATCGCACCTTCAAGCCCAGTAAACTTAAGTAGGGGTGAACCAAACCCAGTCAGCGCGGCAAACGCATGCGGCTCCAAACTCGGAAGGGCATACATGTTGAATACCTCTTGCCACTTCTCAAGAGTGCCTGACGTATGAAGATACTGCGCTACATCTTTAGTAACGCTTGACGGCGGGCTGTGAAAGACCCCATCTTTGGTGATCTCTCGCTGCCCTAAAATGAACTTGCTATCTTTATCGGCCCAACCAAATTGCGTCCTCATAATTTCCGCCTTCTGCTCAAATTGCATGTTCTTGAGTGAAGCTGTCACGTACTGCGCGATCAGATCCACTTGCTTTGCTGACGATACAACCCCGTGATGAGCTATGCCTTCACGTAGTTTTTCTTTCACCACCACCGTCGTCATCGGCAGGGTGAACTCGTGCACTCCATCTTTAGGCAGGTGAAGCCTAAACAGCACAACTTCACCAAGCTCCGGGTGTCGCATACGTTTGATAGGGTAGAAGTCGTACTCATACACAAGTACCAGTTCTTCTTCGTCTCCTATAGGCTTGCGGTAAACCCCTCCGTTTTTGCCCCTGATATATGGAAACGGATACTCAGGTATCAACAGGGTCTGCGGCTCTCCCTCTTCAGTCTGCACAACTACTTCTGAGTCGTCAGCCTCGGCGATATCTGCGCCTAGAACAATCGGTGACTTGATTACGTTCTTGTGCGTACAGCCATCGCACCCGTCGGGGTTCAATTTTTCAAACGTAGCGCATGTGTACGGGCCACCCTTGGCTATGATGTAGTCCAGCTTCTTGTCGACCTCGTCGGCGTCATAGCCTGGGTACTTCTCTGACAACATGTGCGCTGACTTACGCCCATCTTCACAAAACGCAGCGATGGATAAGCCAGCTCGCCACATTGGCTCGTCTAACGTGGCTTGGTTCTCATAGCAATGTACTAACTGCTGGCACCCATCTTCATTTGCCGAGCGCATCATGATTAGCTTGAACCGTTTGACTCGGTTGCCCATAAGGGCTTCCATCATCGGACTCAGCTTGTTCGGCAAAAAATCAGGCGGCTCTTCTTTCGGTGGGTCAGACCCAAGAATTTTAACTATACGTTCGTAGGAAATCCTTTCCGTGTGTTCGTTCAGAACTGTTACTTCGACTTGTGAATTGCGTTTAAAGTTGTATGTGCCCGGTATGCGCAGCACTCGTGAAGCTTCAAATACATCAGGGTCTACAACCAAACCGTGCTCGGTGCACAGTGTGCGTAGGCGTTTAGCTAACGGGTCCCAGTGTGTTCTGTCCAGCGTCTCCTCAAGTAGCCAGTAGATGTGCAGGCCGTAGCCTGAATCCACAATGATTGGTCTTGGTAGGTTAAGTACTTTGCAAAAATCTCGCAGCTTGAGAAGTCCATCCTCTTGTGTAGGGTGCCCTTTGCCCGCTGCCGCTTTCTCTGCTCCGCAGTCAAGATCTATCCACAGCGCTCTAAAGAAATGTGCGTTTTCATGGGTGCGGTTATTTTCTGGCCCAAACTTAGCGCAGCCAAAATAAGCATCCATGCCTTTACGTACAAGCTCCTGCGCCCTGACCGTGACCTCTTCTCGTGTGTTAGCAAACGATTGTGCTGGGTACTTACCTATCCCTAGAACGCAGTAGCGTCCTTCTGCCGGTAACACGGCGTCGAGTAGGTCAAACGACATTTAGTTGAAGCTCTTCATGTAGCGTTGGATTGGCTTTGTAAGCTCTTCTTGGGGATTGGTGTTCCCCTTGAACCAGTTGTACACCGTCATTCTGGACACCCCAAAGTGCTCAGAAATCTGGCGTACACTGATTCTGTTCCGTATACAAAAGCGACCCAAGGCTACACCCAGAGACCTAGCACTTGCTTCTTTGTTAGCTTGCACTAAGTTCTGGCTGTAACCGTATCCCATGGGTTACTCCTCACCTGTCCAGTCTTGCAGCACTTTCTTGAGATCTTTCTTCTCAGCGGGGGGCGGCTCAACTTTACGTGACTCACGTTTAGCGGGTTCAGCTTCCTCAGCTGCTGGGGCTTCAAGCTTTGGCGCTGCACGGCCAGACGCATCGGCTTGGTATGGCGTCATCACTACCAGACGCTGCACCTCGGGGTTTGACGAGGCTTTGTTCAGCGCCTCAAACTCCTGCCTATTGATGTACCGGCTAGCCGTAAAGAGCACCGATTGGTTATCGTTATCCTCGTTGAACAAGATAGTGGTAACCAAGTGGTCGATGTTCTTGCCGTTGTTGGCTAAATACTTGGTGTAGTTCTCAAACTGATGCACCTTGTCTGAGGGGCTATCACCAAACAGAGACTTGGACGCAAGATTCATCTGATACATAGACCCTTCCAACGCAGTACCAAAGTCTTCCTCCAACATAACAGCAAGTCGGCGAGAGTAGCGGCATGCCTTCGACTGCGCCTGCCCAGAGCCCTTGATATTCTGCGGACACGAATCGCAGCGATCACTCTGCGGGTTGTTAGCGCCAGCATCGGGGACGCGCCCATCGTTTGAAAAACAGTCTGGCGCGGTGGGCTCAGCATCGGGAGACCACTGCTTGATGTAGAAGATACGCCCAACATGCGGAGACGCATTGGCAATGACTACGTTAAGAGCGCCCTTCACTTTGCCCATCTCTTCACCGCCAACCATCTTGCGGAAGATTCCGTTCTTTGGAACAATTCGCTTGGCCCCAGTACGACCAGCCAACTGCTTGGTTAGTGCGCTCAGCCCAGCGTCACGCAGGAAGTCGGGCATGTTCTGATCAGCAACAACAAGTTCACTCATTTCAGTTTCCTTTAGCACGTCTAACAACCACGGTGTACTCACTTTCTACATTCAGCCCTGCGGGTTGCAGGTCTGGATTCTCTGTAAGAAATTCCTTCATGTGACTTTGGTGAAGTCGTTTCTCCAGCAAGGCAAACGCATCATGCTCACGAATGAACCGATACATCGAATCCCAATCGTTCGTCCAGTACCGTGATTTAACCGAACGAATGATCGTGCCATACGGGGTGCGGACGCTATCAACGCCCAACTGCTTACACGCATCAAGCATGGACTGCTCAAGCATCTTTGCAGTTTCTTCAAGAGACTTATCTTGCGATTCGTACTCTTGCTTCAGCTTAGCTCTAGCATCTCTGATGTTTATGTAAGCTTCGGTCAACTTATCCATTTGGGGTGGCAACCCCATCTCGGCTTCTTCCGACATACTCTAACTCCTCGGGTTGATCGGTAGGAGGGGCATCCTACCACGCTTCTTGACATTGTCAAGGGGTTGAAGCAAGTTCTTCTTTATATAGCTCGACGATCTTGCTATGTTCTTTGATACCAGCTTGCAGCATCGAGTACAGTCTGCCCTCTACGGGGCTACTGCGGATGTGCACCACAGTCATCGGGTTTTTTTGACCCGGTCTATCAATACGAGCGTTGGCTTGCAGGTACGTCTCTACACTCGTTATCGGAGCGTACCAGATGATCGTATCAGCGGCAGTTAGTGTTAACCCGTGGCTAGCAGCTTGCGGCTGTATGATCAGCACCTTTGTCATCGGCGATGTTTGAAACCTTGTGACTATGTCTGTGCGTTTGTTAACGCTTACGTCGCCAGCGATCACTTCATTCGTGATGCTCTTTTTGTTTAGATGGTTCTGAAGCAACGCTATGGTGTGCGAGAACGGGACAAACACCAACACCTTTTGGCTTGCTTCGTTAATAACTTCTTCAACAACTGCAAGCCTGGGCGACACATCAAAGTCAACCACTTCTTTAGCATCTGAGTATGCTGCACCGCAAGATATTTGCAGTAGCTTGTTGATCTTCACAGCGGCGTTTACGGCAGATATGTTTTCACCTGCGGCTTCGATGAACAGATCTTTGTGCAGTATGTCGTAGTACTTACGTTGCTGCGGTGTCATCGGTGCTTCGCGTGTCAGGTATGTTATGGGCGGCAGATCAAGGCACTGAGATTTTTCAAACCGTATCGCAGGCTGAAGCGCCTTGTGTACGATCTTGTCGGCGTTGGGTCTTGGTATCCACTTGTACGTACCGAACTGCTGCATGACTAAGTCGCGGTACTGCCCAAAAAATTTAGGTACTCCACCGGGGTTTACTAACTTAGCCAGTCCGTAAGCATCCACAGGCGACTGCGCAGCGGGCGTACCCGTCAACATCCACAACCCTTTAACGAATTGCATGATGTCTCGCATGCACTTCCATCTTGTAGTCTGCGCATTCTTGTACGCTGAGGCTTCGTCAATGACGACCAAGTCAAACTTACCGGCTATGATTTCTTTCTTGACGATCTCTACGCCGTCAAAGTTCACGATGACGTACTCGGCATCACCGCTTACCAACTGTTTACGTACTTCTGGCTTTGCGTGATGCGCTACAGCAACCCTCCTGTGCATAGCAAACTTGAACAAGTCTTGCTGCCATGCCGAACGCATAATCGATAGAGGGCACACAACTAACACGCGCTTGATAGCGCCCAGTGACATCAGGTAGTCGGTTGCCCAGATGACTGACGCAGTCTTGCCGGTGCCTTGTTCGTTAAAACAAAACGCCTTCCGGTTAGATACTAAAAACTCTACAGTTGTCTTCTGATGCTCAAACGGCTCAATCCCCAGTGGCGCAGGCCACTGATATCCTTCTAACAGCATGAGATTCTCACTTTGGTGTGTGGTCGCTATTCCTTGGGTACGACCGATTGTTAGAAGCACTTTTTACTCGTAGGTTGCTACGTGCAGATGTGCCGCCTTTGCTCAACGCGACTTTGTGGTCTACGTCTTTGCCATCTCCCTTATGCACTGCACCTTCGCGCTCCAACATGCGTCGGGCTTTGTTTCGGGCGGCTCGCTTTTTCTTGACAGCGGGGGTGCCGTCGTACTGCTCGTACTCTTTAGCGTACGGGCGTGGTTTGTTTACGTAGGGCATGATTAGCTCCTATTGAACTCACAAGTCCTAACTGGACAGAATCTACACAATGGCCCCTCTATCGGGTTCCATACGTTACTACTTATTGCTGCTTCTATGCGCTGCACCACCTGAGCGGGCTTCTCTATGTACCTTGATGTGTGCTCTACGACATGCTCGGTGCGCACAAGCTCATTACTGACTACAAATACAAGCGCAGACTTGACTCGTTTGATAGCCGGAAACTTCTTGAATAGTCCGATTGCAACCAGATCAAGCTGTTTAGTGTCTGCGTAGCGAGCATTCTTGCTTGTTTTGAAGTCTACGGAATACGCCAGTTCTTTAGCTTCGTTAATGACTACTAAGTCAGCTATGCCGTGCCACCAAACATTCTTAGCGTTAAAGCTGCACGGCTTAAGGTCTTTAGTAAGCCCTAACTTAAGTTCGCAGTATTTGTCGCCGTCGATTTGAGCGAGCGTGTCTAAGACAGGTTGCAAATGTTCGTAGTGCTTTGGTAGAGGTTCGCCATCTCGGATGTAGTGCTCAGCTGCAGAGTGCATAGCTTTGCCATACAGCGTAGCCACCGTATCTTTCTCTACGGTATCTTTCGCTATCTTGACGTGGTAATACTTACGGGGGCACTGCTCAAAAGTCTTGAGACTACTAAACGACCATACGACTGACATATCAGCAATCTCCGTACGAAGCACCGCATCCAGCTTCGCAGTTAAGGGGTAGGTCCGGTGCCCAGGAAGGTCTGATCCGCATGCACAGCTCTACGTATTCCTTAGCGTTGTCCGCTTCGGCTTTGGGCGCTATGCAAGCAATCGCGTCGTGCACCGTCATCACCACTTTATACTTTTTTGCCACCCGCAGCATCTGTTCGCCGATCACAATCCGAGCTAGTGCTTGGCAGCAATTGTGAACAATAAAAGGGCCCGATGCGCCACGAACCACAAACCTATGTCTAGGCCCACAATCTAAAATGTCGTACACCTGTTTTTTGGTGATGGTGGTATTGTCAATTGCTCTAGGGGCCAGCCGTGCGCTAGGCGATAGTACAAAGTTGTATGCGGGATTCCAGTAGCTTTGCTTAAAGCTACTACGTCCACTCGCCGCTCGGTATTTCGTTTGTTCATTGCGTTCACCCGACGAGTTACCCAACGGCAGTTCTCCGGCGAATATGGCCCACTGTTGTCCAAACGCTCCAAGTCCAGCCCCCGCTGGTACGAGGGCCCCATGTCTACCCAAAAATTCGTAAACGCTTGTTGCCAACGCTCGCACACTGCTATGCCCCGCCCCCCATAGTTTTTCCAAGCCTGATGCGATGGAAGCCGACACCGATCCAGCATGCTTCGCCACACTGCAAATGCCGGGTGTTTGCTCATACCGTGTGTTCGGTTGCCCTTGGATATAAGTTGTTTGGTCATACACCCACAATTGGGGGTGCCCCCACGCTTTATTTCCTTGCGAACATCCGTACCAGCTTTCACGCACTGCCCCCCACAAGCGCACTGGAATCTCCAGTACCGTTTCTTCCCGTTGCTGTGCTCGGGGTTCAATGCCGTTAACACACCGAAGATCTGGCCTGTAAGGTTTGGGGTTCTGTGATGCAGGTTGCCAGCCATCATCTGTCAATACCTCATGATCGGGGGTCATCCATACGCCGTCAATACTAACACAAGTTTGTACTGGTTTAGCAACCATACCGCTATGGCTTACAAACTCTACCCCATCATGAACCAGATCATCTTTCTTAACATCTTCTATAGACACCCAGCCACGCGCAGTTAAAACTTTAGTGCCTTTACCTATGCAGTTTTCAGTAACTTTGCCCCCGTATATCTTCGTAGCTATGACTTGCTTACCTTTCTTAGAGTCATATACATACTGCGGGTTGCCATCGTCGTCTTGTATCTTTCTTAAGTTGGGGTAGCGCAAATGCAACCCGTTGGGTAACAGGATGCCTTTCTTACCTTCAACCTTCAGCAGTCCACCACGTCCAAGCTCAGTGTGCTGGTTTTGAAGGATTGCATCCAACGCTTTGCCAGCCGCTCTCCAAAACTTAGCGATCTTTGGGTACGTATCTCTATACGTATTGATGATGTGCTCGGCTTCTTTCTCAGTGATATCCACCTTGGATGTCTTGAGCTGCGCTTGGAACTTTGAAGCCCCCATGCCATAACCACTGCCAAGAATCGTAGTCTTACCAATGAAGCGCTCGTTCTTGTCTATGTCAGCAACGGGCTTGCGGTAGATGGCTGATGCCATGATTTTGTAAACGTCTTCCCCCGCTTCGAACGCCTTTACAAGATCGTCCTGCTCGGCAAGCCAAGCCAGCGTACGCGCTTCAATCTGTGATGAGTCAGAGTCGATGAACACATACCCAGCCGGTGCGCATATGGCGCTCTTCATCTTAGAACCACGCGGTAGGTTCTGAAGGTTTAGCTTATCGTCTCCGCCCCACCGCCCGGTGTGTGCAGCGTAGTAACGTAGGGGCACGGGTAACGTACCCCGCTCGGCGATTTTAATAAACCGCTCTATGCGGGTCTCCTCAAGCGTTGACTTAACGCCTAACCGTGCAGCTACAATCGCCTGCACTCGCGCATCTTCATGCTCAAGCAGTGCCCGAAACTCTTCATCTGTTTTGGAAAACGCGTACGTCTGCCTGCCGTTCGCAGGGCTCGTCTTCATGGGCGGCTGCACACCCATAAGCTTTAGCGTAGCCGCTAACTTGTGGTTAGACATAAGCTGATCTTTGTCTACCATTGTCACCGCATCGAGCAGGAATTGCTTTTTCTCTCGTACCTCAGCCAAGCGTTCATTTAGTACTTTAGTATCTATACGCAAAACTGGCTCGGAGAACATACGCATAGTTAAATCGATTAACTTAAGCTCGGACAGAGGAAAGTCCTGCCCCATGCAGTTAAACAACTTGTACGTAAGAGCAACGTCGTTCTTGCAGTACTCACCGTACCGTGCCAGTTGGTCGGTTGGAAAGTCTGCTCGGCGAAGCCCCTTTGCGTTAACCACCTCTGTGCCTTTTTCACCCAGCCCGTAGTGCTGCGCAAGCACAGCCAGCGATCCACCAACCTCTGAGCCATGCAGTGCTCGGCCCATCGACAGCGTATCCAACCAACCTTTTGGTTTGATATCAAACAGCCACGACAGGATGGCACCGTCGAATATGGCGTTGTGAGCAAGAGCAAATGACCGTTCCCAATTAAACTGCCTAAGCCAGTCCTCCGTGCTAGGCATATCTCCCGAGAACCACACAGGCTCGGCATCATCCACCTGCACAGATACACCTATCACCTCAAACTCTGGGGAGCGTATGTACTCCTCAGTTGTCATTTTGGTAAGAGAGAAGTCTTGGGAGTAATACGTCTCGAAATCTACGGTCAGTATGTTCATCGTACACCTGGAACTTTGATACGACGTTCTCCACTCAACGCAGAGGTCTTAGCCCTAAGTTGTTCAAGCTCTTCATCATCTCTTACAAGAGCTGTCTTCATCACCATATGTGAGAACTCTTGTCTGCGCACCTTCATAAGCGCACCGTGGATAACGCCTTTCTCCGTCTCAGACAGGATCTCTCGAAAACGCTCATCGAATATGAACCGCCACTTGGGCTGGTCGGTGAAAAACTCTTCGGGGAAACTATCCATTCGACCTATAAGAGTTTTCACCGCGTCACTTATGGTTTCCATCTTTGCTCCCATCTAACAATGATCTAAGCTCGTCTAGATTTGATTCGTTGACAATAATCGACAACCCACCGGCCTTGCGTATGTCAGCCAAGTGTTTGTCTTGCAGTGCAGTGGTCTTACCTTTACCTGCCTTTGCTTCGATAGCTACGAACGCACCCCCTACACAGCAGAGAAAGTCAGGAACCCCAGAGTTGCCATACATCGAGCCAATCGGCATCGCGTAATAGGCGTTGTACTCGGCGAGGATCTTTTTGATCTGCGCTTTAACTTTTGCTTCGGGGGTAGCGGCCATAGCTCTTTAGCAGTTCACTTAGTTACAGCAGACTCGTACGGAATCGGACGTACCGGTGCGTGGACAAACTTACGCTTGGGTAAGTCTTCCGGGCTGAGAAACGCTGTGGGATTCTGTGCTTTGACCTGTTCAATAGCTTCTTCCAGCTTTTTATTAGGCTTGGAAAAATCTCGTTTGATGTTTGCGTTAACCCTCAGCATGCTACGCTGTGCTTCCGTAAGACGGACGGTTGGAAAGTTCATTTGTCGCTCCCATTACGCTCAAACCACACAGCCATTGCAATATAGACAGCAGCGCCCAACGCTTCTTGCACAAACGCCTCTCCATCTTTAATGCTCGCAGCTTCTTCTAACTTCTTAGCAGCTTGCCCCGTCAGGAACCCACGACCGTGCAACTTGGCATAGTGAAGCCATGGCTGTTCAAGAAACGGCGTCTCTGTACCACCGTGCCTAGTGCCTTTGCCGTGCATAGCTTGATCGACCGCCTCGGCGAATACAGCAATTAGCGGGTGCACTGCTTCTTCAACTTGTACTGGCTGCGGCGTAGCAACCTTGGCTACCTTGGTTGGCTTATTCTTTTTAGTATTGACAAATCCGTAGATGTACTTACGTGGCAAACCAGTAGCTGCTTCTACCTCAGCTGCGGTAGCCTTTGGATTAGTCTTCAAGAACTCTCGGATTTTGCCTGCTTTAGAGTTGGGATCATATTTACGACCACGTTTCGTTTCACTCACTTCTTTCTCCTTGGTTAAGTTTGCTATCTACGTACTGCGTCAAAAGCTCTCTCATCAACTTCTGTTTGTTTGCTTGTTGACTAAAGTAATCCAACACATGCTTGGGTAATCGTATGCTTGTACACACAAGCGCCGGTCTTTTACCCAGCCCTCTACCTTTTCTCACCATTTAGCTTCTCCTACTTCAGTCATCATATCCGCGAATGTGGGGGTAGCTCGTTCGTACAACGGGGGGTTGTACAGCCTTCGTGATTGGTCGAATGTTTTTGGGAACGGCCACAGGTTCAGCGGGTCGCTCGGATCTACTTGCTTGCGTCGTCGTCCAGCGCTGGTCCACGCCGTTGAGGATACGCCTTGCAGATCCTTCTGCTTCAAGTCTTCTGAGTGCTCGTCCAACGGTAGTTCTCCCTAGCAAAAAATGTTTTGACAACTCGGTGATTGTTGGCGGTGTCTTACGTGTGCTTAGGTACTCACGCACTTTTTCGTATGCAGTCACAACTTCCTCTTCTTGGTCAATTACAACTTCTCGTGTTCTGAACGTCTTATCACAGGGCTTGCACTTGTAATAGCGTAAGGCTCCTTTCTTTGTTCGATTGCGTGTTTCAGTCTTACATGTTGGACAGATCACTTCATATCTTCCTTACCCGCTTTGAACCCAACATCCCAAGCCTTAGCCCAGGCTTTGTCACGCTCCGGGTTATTGATAGGTATGTCATCAAACATCGTTCTTCTCCTTCAGCTTGTCTTTGTGATTGTTTATTTGCGTGACACCAGACCTTGATGCGGGCCACATAAATTGGCGTTGATCAATGGTCATGTCATTACTGAAACGCAGTGCGTTAATGAGCGCCGGAGACATTGCCGTGTACTGCTTCGGGTTCGGTTCATCAGGGCAGATTGTGAGGGTGAACGGTAATTTAGCCATGATTCTTCTCCTTGAGTTTGGCTTCGATCAGATCAAACAATTTACGGGTGTAACCTTTAATGGGTGTCTCACCCCATGGCCCAATAATTTCTTTGATCTCCTCATCCGTCAGCCCTTGCCATTGGCGCGGCTGCGCCTGCTCTTCTGGCACGGTGTAGTTCGGTTGCCCACCAGAGTATGTTTTGACCCAGGGTTTTTGCTGTGCTTCTAGCTCGTCGATCCGTTTTGCCATGCGCTGCTGTTCTTCCACCATCACAGCCATCGCGTCCCAGTCTGGATTGAAGTCATTGGGCTGCGCC